TGCAGATTGCTCATTTCGTCGGTGCCGCCCTGCGCTTTTGAGATGATGTGGTCCACTTCTGTGGCCGGCAGGCGCCTTCCTTTGCAATCCGGGCACTGACACAGGAAACGGTCACGGCGCAGCACTGCCGCCCGTATCTTTCGCCACTCAGCACCGTACCCACGCTGCTCCGCCGTACCTCTCCCGGGCTTGTTCCAGCCGCTGGCTAGGTGCTTGTGATCGGCGCAGTAGCCGTGCGACTCCTGAGTGGTGCGCGGGCACATAGGCGAACGGCACCCCCGCTTAGCGCGGGGCGGCATCGTTCGATTCCTTCGGCAGACGCTTGTCGGCCAGTCGCATGATCCACGACCGAACCACTTCAACACCGGCATAGCCGATCAGGCAGCCGACGAAAATGGAAAGATCGCCCGGCAGGTTGAGCCACGCCAAGCCGGGCACCGCACACCAGGTCATGCACGCGCACAACAATGCGTCGAAACACTTCTGCCGCTTGGTGCCGCCGTAGTAGCTGACACGCAGGAACGCCACGACGCCGGACATGCCAGCCGCGCCCAACTCGGGGGCATGGGTGCTGGCCCAAGTCGCGGCGCGCTCGATGAGGTCGGGGTTATCCATGGGGTGCTTCCAGAATGCAGAAAGCCCAGCGCTTAGGGCTGGGCTTTGAAATGGGGAGCCAGAAAGACAAAACCCCCAGCTGGGGGCTGGGGGTTCTGCAGGCTTCCGACTGATGGCTTACAACGTCGCGTGACGCGCTTCATTTGCCACGCTAAGGCAAAAGGTACGGTTTATTGCACGGCCAGTCAACACCTTTTGTGTAGAAGTACACGATTTGTGCGAAACCGCTCCCCTGATCACTCGCCGTTACGCGTCACGCGTCCACCGTAGGGATGCGCAGCTTCCAGGCGGTCGGTGTGTGCAGACAAGCCAGCTCCCCCTTGAATGCTCCTTTGCACCCTTCCGGTAGCACCTTGCCGCACTGCTGGCACGGGTACTTCTGCGCATCAGCAATCTGCCCCTTGAGTCGGGCGGCATCCTCGCGGATCAGGGCTACCAGGTACTCTTCCAGCTCGTAGGCCTCCCCCACTCCCGAGCGGGTCGCCATGGAAGACTCCAGCTCACTGGCGATGGTCGGGGGCAGCTTAAAGCGAACCTCCTTCACCCCGCCCGCCTTCAACTTTGCCCGGCGCCTCTGCTGACGCTTGGTGCCTGGCTTTACCTTGTCGTTACGCGTAACGCCTTGTTCACTCATGCCGGCCTTCCTCGACACTCACCGGCGGCAGGCTGGGCTTGTCTTCCAACAACTCCACCACCTTGGCCAGCAGTGCGGATCGGTATTTGCTCAGGGTCTGGAACGACATAGCAAAACCATCATTGGCAATGAGCCTGCCCAGCTCGGCCACCTTTGCCAGGTCGCTCATGGCTGCACCCTCCGCGCCCAGGAACATACGGGGCCGTTTTCACTGTCGCAGATCGACAGCTTGAACCACCCTTCACCGGCCGGGACTTCCGGCTCCCAGCCCAAGCAATGGGCCGCGCCTTGAGTCCAATACGGGTGATCCTGCGAGCCGGACCATTCCATTTCATCCCATGCCACGCTCAGGCCCTGCCCGACAAACCATGCCTCAAAGGCTTCGCGGTCCTCCCCGAACTGGGGCAACTGCGGATGGCTCCAGTAACCCGTCTCTGGGCAGCGAACCACCTCGGTCGATTGAATAAGCTGAACCACCGAAAGGACCCTGATTCCACCAGTTGCTCGGCTGCAATGTTGGTAGTTCATCCGCACCGTGCGCTCCGATCCAGGCTTGGCCGGGTCCATGCTGGCTATGGTAATGGTCTCTGCTTTCATGTCCTAACATTCTCCCTAGTGATGGATGTTCAAACGGCGCTCAAGGCCGCGTGCGGGTTGGCTTGGTGGTCGGTGCCGCTTGCGGCCTGTCCCGGTGATGTGTCGATGGCAAAAAAAGAGAGGCCATGCGTTTCCAGGCAGGCGTGCCAGCGCTGCAGGGCCTCGCGTTTCAGTACCTGGGCATGGGTGTGGATATAGGCGGCGTCGAGGTCGCGCAGCGCGTGGTTCAGCAGCAGCTCGCCAATCAGGTAATCCACGCCGAGGTCGGCCCACATCGTCCTGGCGATCTTGCGCAGGTCGTGCGCACTCCACTCCCCGCCAAACAACGCCACCTTGTCCTGGGCTTGGCGGTCGGCTAGCGGCTGACCATCACCACGCGGGAACAGGTACACACCGCGATAGCCGGCCAGGTGCTGCCAGTGGCGGTAAGCCTTGAGCATGGCCAGCACCGGAGCCGTCAGCGGCAGGCGATGGTCAGCCCGGGTCTTGGTCTGGTCGGCCGGCAGGAACCACTCCCCGCCCTCCACCAGGTCAAAGTCACTCCACTTGGCCAGGGTGGTTTCGTGAATGCGGGTGCCATGGCAAAGCATCAGCAGCACCAACATGGCGGCCTTCACATCGCGCACCCACAGCTCGGTCGCCTTGCTGATGATTTCGGGCAATTGCTGCGGACGAATGGCGCACGGTTTCGGGCGAATCCGCACCTCGGTGAAGTCACTGAACACCACGTCGCCCAGTGGGTTGATGGTCAGCTTTTTGAGCTTCTTGGCACGCTTGAAGGCTTGTTTGAGCAGGGCAAAGGCTTGGCGGGTATAGGCCAGGCTGCGCACCTCCTGCATGGGCCAAATAAGCCGTTCATCCACCGTCTCCCCGTCAACGTCCACCAGGTTTAAGGAACTCAGGCGCGGCAGCAGCTGACAGTTGATCAGTGAGCGGATGTTGTCACGGCGGTTCTTGGACAGGCCACGGTCGACGGCCGCGCGCTCATTGAACCAGGTCAGCAGGTCACCCACCCGCACCCAACCCGCCGCACCGATCATGGCCGATGGGTCGGCGGTCAGTTCGGCCAACTTGACCGGCATCAGCTCGATGGCAGCCTTAACGGGCAGGTCGGGCCAGTTGGCGATTTTCTTCGATTGGCTCTTGCCGCCGCCATGACGCACCAGTAGCCAAGAGGCCCGGTTACGGTCACGGCCGAAGCGCAGCATGAGGGGTGGGTAGCGAGGGTCGCGCACCTGGCGCACCTCGGGCAGGCCAGCGAGGCGCTTGATTTCGGCTTCGCTGAATTTGACGTGCTGGGTCTGACTGGGGGTCATCGCCGGGCTCCTTGTGCAGGTGACCCGGCAGGTGTCGGGTCGTTACAGGCGCAGCGCGCCCCTACCCACGCCAATGGGCATCAGAAGGGACGGCACTGCGAACAGGGTCATGCGGGGTGGTCGATCAGTTGTCTGTGGCTTCGGTGCGGTCGATGGCTTCGATGGCGGCCAGAATCAGCGCACCGGCCTTGACCAGTGTTTGCCGGCGGGTAGCCCCCGGCTTGAACGAGGACGGGTGAAACGGCCAATACAGATCCAGGCGCGCCCGTGGCAGGCCAGCGGCATGACCGACATAGCCGACGGCAGCACGCTCCAGCTGATACTTGCTATAGGCCGCGTCATCGTCGG